GGGTTAACAAAAGAATTTATTGCAGGTTATGATAATCAAACTCCACCTTGGGGTTTCGGTGGATTGGGTGAAGTAGTTTTCCTTAGGACATATAGTCGCAAGATTGAAGGTACTGATGCTACAGAATCTTGGACACAAACAATTAAAAGAATTATTGATGGCGCATTAGAAATTGGAGTTCCTTTTTCTCAAGAAGAAGCTGAGCGTCTTTTTGATCACATGTTTAATTTGCGTTGCTCTGTATCGGGTAGATCGCTATGGCAACTTGGAACTCCGCTTGTTTCGCAATTCTCTGGAACTTCTTTGAATAATTGTTTTTATACAAACATTGAAAAAATTCAAGACTTTGAACTTTTGTTTGATTACTTGATGCTCGGCGGTGGTGTTGGATTCTCAGTAGAGCGTTCAAAGATTCATGAACTTCCAAAGGTAAAGAAAGTAAATTATATTACTGCTGAAAGAACAGCTGATGCTGACTTTATTGTTCCAGACTCCCGACAGGGTTGGAGAGAATTGCTTCATAAAGTTCTTGAGTCTTATTTTGAAACAGGTAGATCTTTCACATACTCAACAATTCTTATTCGTGAATATGGCGCACCTCTAAAGACATTCGGTGGTATTGCCTCTGGTCCTGGTGCTCTTGTTGAGGGTCTTGTAGATATCTGCAAGGTGCTTGACAATCGTGTTGGAAAGAAATTGCGTTCGGTAGATGTTTTGGATATTTGCAACATTATTGGTCGCATTGTAATCTCTGGCTCGTCACGCCGCTCAGCACAAATTGCTATTGGTGATCCTGACGACATGTTGTTCCTTCGTGCAAAGAATTGGGGAAGCGGAAGTATCCCTGCTTGGAGAGCAAACAGTAATAACAGTATCTACGCAGATTCATATGATGAGATCATTCCAGAGTTTTGGAAAGGCTACGATGGAACTGGAGAGCCTTATGGTCTGTTAAACAGAAAGCTTGCAAGAACATACGGAAGACTTGGCGAGAAGTCTCCAGATCCTTCAATTGAGGGATTTAACCCATGTGCTGAAATTGCTTTGGCAGATGGTGAGTCATGCAACTTGGCTACAATCTTTTTGCCAAACATTGAATCACTTGCTCAATTACTTGAAGTTTCAAGATTGCTATATATGGTTCAGAAGCAAGTTACAAGACTTTCTTATCCATACGAAAAGACAAGTAGTATTGTTCACAAGAATGCTCGCATTGGTCAGTCTGTTACTGGAATCCTCCAGTGCTCAGAAAAGCAAATTAGCTGGCTATCAGATGCTTATTCTTATCTGAAAGAATATGACAAAACCTATAGCGATGAAAATGGATGGAATCCATCAATTCGTTTAACAACAGTACAGCCATCTGGAACCCTGTCTCTCTTGCCAGGTGTTACTCCTGGAATCCATCCAGCTTTTGCCAAGTTTTACACAAGAAGAGTAAGATTCAGTTCTGTAGATCCTCTTGTTGATGCCTGCAGAAAGCGTGGTTATAAAGTTGTTTGGGATGTAGGCTTGGATGGTCGTGAAGATCACACAAGATATGTTGTTGAATTCCCATGCAAATCACCAGAGGGGTCAGTGCTTGCTTCAGAAATGACAGCGGTTGAACAGCTTGAATGGGTTAAGAAAATGCAAACCATTTGGGCAGACAATGCTGTTTCTGTGACTGTGTATTACAGAAAAGAAGAGCTTTCTTTGATTAAAGAATGGTTGAAAGAGAATTATGATTCTGGAGTTAAGTCTGTATCATTCCTCTTGCATGTTGATCACAACTTCCCATTGCCTCCATACGAGGAGATTTCGGAAGAAGAATATAACAAGAGTATTGCAAAGCTTGATTTTTCAACACCGATTCATCAAAATGCTACTGATCTCACAATTGAAATGGATGATTGTGCGACAGGTGCATGCCCAATCCGATAGAAACTGAACAGGTCTTTATCATTTTTATACAAAACTGGTGTATAATTTAACCTATGTCATCAGATATGATTAAAAGTAAAAAGATGTGGGTGCCTGAGCGCTCCTATGGGGTATGTGTTTATTTTACACAAGAAGGTGATGCTCTCTCTGATGGGGATGGTGTTCTTTGCGCTGAGGGTATTATAAACGATAAAAATGTTGAGAAGAGAGTCCTCCAGGCTGGAAAGTATTGGACTGGAGAGGATGGCGGCTATATTCAATGGGTAGCTGGAGGAAGAAAAATCTCTGCTTCAGAAAAGGATGATCAAACTGAAAGACTTGCCAATGGATTCATTGCAGACCCATTTGAGGATATGTTTGATGAACATTTTAAGGGAAGGAGTATAAATGGAAAGTAAAATGGAATTAGTTCAAGATGTTGCTGTTGATAATGAGCTTGATGACATTTCTTATACTGGTTTTATCACAAAGGCAGAAGAGAATGATCCATTTAGTTTTGTAAAGATTGACAGCCTTTCTCCAAAAATGAAAAGAAAGGCTATGAGGCTTGCCAAGAAGCATGAAGGTGCTGATGGAACTGAATCAAAATATATTGATCCAGAAAGAGTTAGTGGTTATTCACTCTACGATATTGTAAATCCACCTTATGACCTTGACACACTTGCTGGTCTCTATGACCAGAGCGCTATTCATTATGCATCTATCAATGCAAGAGTTATGAACACAGTTGGTCTTGGATACCAGTTTGTTGAAACTCTTAAATCAAAAAGAAAGATTGAAAGAGCACAGGGTGATGATGCAAAGCTTCAAAGAATTAGAGATTCACTACAGGATCTTAAAGAAGATCTTGAGCAGACTTTTGAGAATTTAAATATTGAAGAAACCGTTTTGGAAACAATGGTTCGTGTATGGCAAGATGTTCTTACAGTTGGAAATGGATATCTTGAAGTTGGTCGCAACAATTCTGGACAGATTGGTTACATTGGTCATGTGCCAGCGACTCTCGTTCGTGTTAGAAGAAAGCGAGATGGCTATGTGCAGATTGCTAAGAGTAATAAGATTCAAGCAGTCTTCTTTAGACAGTTTCAGGATAAAGAAACACCAGATCCAATTAACAACGATCCAAAGCCAAATGAGCTAATTCACTTTAAAATTTATTCACCTAATAACTCATACTATGGAGTTCCTGCTGCAGTATCTGCCGCAGCAGCTATTATCGGTGATAAGTTTGCAAAAGAATACAACATTGATTACTTTGAAAACAAAGCAATTCCTCGTTATGCAATTATTCTCAAGGGAGCTAAGTTAAGCAATAAGTCTAAGCAAGAGTTGATTAACTACTTTAGAAGTGAAGTTAAAGGTAGAAATCATGGAACTTTGATTATTCCAGTTCCAGCAAGTATTGGTTCAGATACAGATATTAAGTTTGAAAAACTTGAGGCTGGCGTACAGGATGCTTCTTTTGATAAGTATCGTAAATCAAATAGAGATGAAATTCTTGTAGCAAACAGAGTTCCAGCTCCAAAAGTTGGTGTTTATGATAATGCAAACTTGGCTGTATCAAGAGATGCTGACAAGAGTTTTAAGATGCAAGTAATCGGTCCAGATCAAGCTGTAATTGAAAAGAAGATGAATAGACTCATTGCCGAGTTTACAGACATGCTTGAGATCAGATTGAATAAGATTGACTTGATTGATGAAGATATTCAATCAAGAATTAATGATAGATACTTGCGTACAGAAGTTATCACTCCAAATGAAGTAAGAAGCCAGATCGGTCTTCCTGAAAGATATGACGGTGATGATGTATTGCCTTTCCCAACCAATGTTAAGAAAGAGCAAGTTGAATCTGGCAAACCTGGTCCTGGAGCGCCTCCAGGGAATTCAAACAACGCAGCGTCTGAACCAGCAAAGTCACCAACTGGTGACGGAGCTACAAGTGATCCAAGAGCAGATGGTGCTCAAGCCGAAAGAGGCGAAAATCAGGATTCTGGAGTGAACAATGATTCAACCAGTAAATTTAATCAAGGAGAATAATTATGAGTGAAAATACTTTAGTATATTCAAATACTAATTTAGTAACAGCTGATGGTGCTGTTAATATTAGTCAACACACCAGTGCGTTTTATATTTACAACAAGGGTGTAGCTGATGTAACCATTAAGCTGAATGGAATATATTCAGTGCTGATTCCAGCAGAGTCTACAGAGTATGTAGAAATTCAAGGTGATTACACAACTATTGAGGTTGTTACATCCGCTTCTGCTGTAGCAGTATTTGCCTTAGGCTAATTTGCAATATTGTTAAAAACAATATAAAATATAAAGTTACGGGGTATACATGACTGATTTTAATATTTCCTTTCCAATTGATATGGTTAAAAAGGAACAAAGAATTGTAAGCGGTATTGCTACTGCTGACAATATTGATAAATCAAACGATATAGTTGATTTTGAAGCTTCAAAAGAAGCATTCGCTAATTGGGGTGGAAATATTAGAGAAATGCATGCCCCAATTGCTGTCGGTAAAGCTATTAAGTATGAACCAGTTACTATCCAAGGTCCAGATGGTAAGACATACAATGCTTTTAAAGTTGAAGCTTATATCTCAAAAGGCGCAGAGGATACTTGGCAAAAAGTTCTTGATGGGACATTGAGATCTTTCTCTATTGGTGGAAAAGTAATCCAGAAAGAAGAGATGGCTGATAAAAAGTATAACGGTAGACCAATTAATATTATTAAAAAATATGTTCTTGGTGAGCTTAGTCTTGTAGACAATCCAGCAAACGCTCTGGCTGTTATTGATATTGTGAAGATGAATGATGATGGCAATTTCAATTACGCTCTTGATTGCGATCTAGATTGTCAGTTGGCAAAAGCAAAACAGCCTTTGAAAGATCCTAAAGGTGGTCTGACAGCTGCTGGAAGAAGACACTTCAAAGAAACTGAAGGTGCTAATCTAAAACCAGGCGTTAGAGGTGCTGCTGATACCCCAGAAAAAATGCGCCGTAAGGGTTCATTCCTTACAAGATTTTTTACAAATCCATCTGGTCCAATGAAAAAGCCAAATGGAGAGCCTACACGACTTGCCCTTTCAGCAGCAGCCTGGGGAGAGCCTGTCCCTCAGAATAGATCGGATGCAGCAAAACTTGCTGCTAAAGGCAGAAGACTTCTTGAGAGATATGCAAAAACAAAAGAAAAAGCAGATGTTGAA